CACTTCCGAGCGCATCAACCGCCCCGAGCGTCTCAACACTTCCAAGTGCATCGGCACTTCCGAGCGCATCAACCGCCCCGAGCGTCTCAACACTTCCAAGTGCATCGGCACTTCCGAGCGCATCAACCGCCCCGAGCTTCTCAACACTTCCAAGTGCATCAGCACTTCCGAGCGCATCAACCGCCCCGAGCACCTCAGCACTTCCGAGCGCATCAACCGCCCCGAGCACCTCAGCACTTCCGAGCACCTCAGCACTTCCGAGCTTCTCAACACTTCCAAGTGCATCAACTGCCCCGAGCTTCTCAACATTTCCAAGTGCATCAGCAGTTCCGAGCTTCTCAACACTTCCAAGTGCATCGGCATTTCCGAGCATATCAACCGCCCCGAGCTTCTCAACACTTCCAAGTGCATCGGCATTTCCGAGCTTCTCAACACTTCCAAGTGCATCGGCATTTCCGAGTGCATCAGCACTTCCGAGCTTCTCTTCAACTTCCTCAGCAACTGCGACATCTTCCGTAACTGCAGTACCTTCCTCAACTGCATCCTCCTCAGCAACTGCATCCTCCTCAGCAACTGCAACATCTTCCGTAACTGCAATACCTTCCTCAACTGCATCTTCCTCAGCAACTGCAACATCTTCCGTAACTGCATCCTCCTCGGAAACTGCAACACCTTCGTCCGTTGCTACAGCAACAGGCCTGTCTACAGTATCTAGTACTGTCACAAGCTCCGCTACAGCAAGCCCCTCTGCTAAGACAACAGCCTCAGCTACAATATCATCGACTGCTACTGTATCTTTATCTTCCATGCCGTATACAAAACCCATAGGAAATCTCTCATCTGAAAATACTCGCGTATCGGACAGTTCAAGTCTAACCCCACAAGGTGTTATTGGACTTGGCGCTGGTCTAGGTGCAGTAGTATTGGTAATGATTGTCTATGGCGGGTGTAAGTACAGGGCATACCAGCTTACAAAGAAGTATGAGATGGCTTTTAAGAATGGAACCCCTGGCCTTGTGATTCGCACAACCCCGTTACTAAAAGGGGGCAGCTTGGTTGTAGATATGAAGATAGACTCCATTCCTTCCGGGAGTCCGATTGTCGTACGTAGGAGTCTGATTGGAGAAACCGCTACGTCCAATGAGGTACGCACAGTAACCGTCACTTATTAACTCGGCCATTCCTCCAACAATCCGATGATACAGCGTATAGTATCCAGAACCACCATCAATAGCATAGTTATTTTGCACAGTCGTTGTATTTATTTCTAGCTTGAACGGCGTGTCAAAATAGTTAGACGTCCATGTATTCGACTGCTGCGATGTCATATTCATCTCGCAATGACTCTCGGGAAGACGTGATGTTATATTTGTCGTAGGCGACGTATACTGAATAAACGTTGAAATCGGTTTAATAAGTGTATAGTTATTTCCTTGACTTCCCAGCAAACTGCGCTGAAACATATAACTCGGATATACCTCCAAAAACATTTTTGTTGTTAAGTTGGGATTCACATACCGAACAAAACTTGACATAGTGAATGTTACGGTGCTAAAATACAAATCTCCTGTTGTGTAGTTCGGATATAACTCTGCAGTTGAAAGAGGAACATTTGACCCATAAAAAGAGTTCCAGTTCCATCCGCCCGGCCCCCCACTTGATGTAGAGAGCGAACTGATAAACGATGCATATCCGTAGTTTGTAGAAAAGGTACTATTGATATACTGTTTTCTAGCCAACACCTCGCCGCTGAGTGCCATATAGCCAGCGCTCGTGAATGAGCTAATCGACATGAACACCGCGCGCTGATCTGAAACCGTTGATAGCTGTATATCGCCAACCCCCAGAAACTTAAGTGTTGACCGCCCTGATACGAATGTAAAGTTTGTTGGAAGAGGAGGTGCAGAGGCAAATGCGCTCGCCACCGTCGTGCAACTCGACTCAGCCACTTGTATGCCAATCGCTGCATTACTGAGCATGAGCGTGCGTGCAACCGGGTCAATATAGGTATTAAAAAGTCCCTGGATACCTGTGCTACTTATATTCAGTGTATTAAACCCTATATCGGCATTAAGTACATTCCCGTCATTGGCTCTTACACTATTAAATGTAGATATAGGGAGTATTGTGCTAATAGAAGACCAATATGCCGCCCCTCCTCCATCCGAAATAAGAATAAAAGATGATGGGATCGTGGTATTCGCCAGTGGATCTCTCACCTGAATTCTCCGGAGTGTTATACTATTCGTGTCTATACTTACTTGGGCCATTCTATTCGTAACTTTTTATTTTAAACACGTGATATTCACCGGTACAGGTGATGCTCAGAAATAACGAAGCTCTTTGAGCTTCGTTATTGCAGAGCCTATCACCAGATATATCGTGGGACATCTTTTTTAACGAAGCGACCGCTTCGTTAAAAAAGAGTCACGACGGTACCGGTCTAAAACCCATTTACCATTTTCATGCAGAACATGATAACCCATCGTATTATACTGACTACAATGATTAAGAATGAATCTAAAATCATTGAACGCCTGCTAAAATCAGTGCAACCTTATGTCAGTGCCATGGTTATATGCGACACCGGTTCAACCGACAACACAGTTGAAGTTTCTCGGAACTTTTTAGACAACAATAACATTCAAGGAGTTGTCGTGCAGTTCCCATTCTCTACATTCGGAAAGAGTCGTACACAATCATTCCAAGAAACACAGACGTGGGTTACTCAGCAGGGATGGGATACAAATACAGTCTGGTCTCTCCTACTCGATGGCGATATGGTTCTTACAGACGCGATTGACTTAGAGGGTCTTAGGAATCTTGGTTCCCACATTGCCGGCGTGAGCCTCAAGCAAGCTAACGGCAGCCTGATTTATTCCAACATGCGTCTCCTTCGCATTTCTGAGCCGTGGATTTGCAAGGGTGCTACCCACGAGGCATGGACATGCCCCAACGGAAAGCACACGCAGCTATTTGAACAGCCCATTCTTAATGACATTTCTGACGGCGGCTGCAAATCAGATAAGTTTGAAAGAGACGAGCGCCTTCTGCTCATGGATATTGCCGAGAATCCGCTGGAAGCCCGCACGTGGTTTTATCTGGGACAGACATATCTGTGTATAAACAACTGGCCGAAGGCGATAGAAACTCTTCTGAAGCGCGCGTCAATGAAGGGCTGGGAGGAGGAGCTCTATATGACATATGTGTATCTCGGAGACTGCTATAAAGCGAACGGAGAGCCAGAAAAGGCAATCTCTGCTTACCTAGATGCTTGGCAAATAAGACAGCACCGCACAGAGGCAGCCCTTCGCCTCATTACTTACTACCGTCTTCTACCAGAAAAGCAGTTTATCGCGATGACCTTCATGGATCGTCTTCTTTCGCTACAACTCGGTATTACGTTGGACGGACACGCCTCTATGGCTGGGGGGCGAAATGAGGACGTTCTATTCGTCAGCAAGCGCGACATGGAGTACACGATTTGGGAGGAGCTCATGATTCTCTCATTTTACACAAAAAAAGGGAGGGCCGCATACCTTCTCCTCGACCAGCTTGATCTAAACAACAATCTGAACTGGCACGAGTTTAACGGACTCTTTGGTCACCTCCGCTGGTATGACTGGCTAGTCAAGCCCCGCAAGCACATTCGTATCGATATTCCCACTGAAAAGATGCCGTGGGCTGCAGAGGAGCATGCGAGGTGCTGGCAACCATTCAATCCCTCCGTTCGTCAAAAGCAGAATGGCTCTGGTTACCTCCTCAATCTCCGCTGCTCTAACTACTTCACGAAGGAGGCGAAGGTATACGACTACCGCGCATTCCATGGACAGGTTCTGACGCGGAACGCTATCCTCGAGGTCGACAAACACGCGCATTGGCTGAGCCCTACGTTGATAAAGGAGATTAAGATTGACCCGAAGTTCAAGCAGAAGGAGGACCATTATATCCGCGGTGTTGAGGACTGCCGTCTCGTCGTCGGGACGGATGCGCATGAATATCTTGGAACCTCACAGTCCTATTCCGAGTCAGGGACAAACCGCATTTTTCATGTGTATAAGGATAATGCTGAGACTATGTGGAGTCTGAAGGAGCTGCCATTGCCTCCTGGTGTAAACCCTGGCGATACACAGAAGAACTGGCTCGGTTTCCGTCATAATGGCGAGCTGCGGTACATTTTTTCTTATAGCCCATTCCGTATCTATGATGAGACAGGTGCACTGAAGGTTGAGCACATCTGGTCAGCGCCCTTCGAGCTGAAGGAATATCGCGGGTCTGCGGGACCAGTTCCTTGGACCTCGACGACGCACCCTAAGGAGCGTTATCTGTGCGCCATGCACAAGGTCTATATTGGCGACGATGGGCGCCGCTACTACCATCGCTTCATGACGCTTGACGAGAATCTGAAACCGTCACGCGTCTCATGCCTGCTTCGTATGTCAGAGGAGCGTGTGGAGTACTGGAGTGGCATGTGCCAGAGTATTGAGAAGGATTCGTACTGGATCGCCTACGGAACAAAGGACTGCGAGGCCTTTATTGCGGAGATGTTAAATACGCATATTGAATCGTATCTTTTCTATGATGTGCAAGCGGGGGCCACGGCACCTTATCCTAAACGGTTCGAAGCCATTTCTTAACATCGTGACTTTCTTTTAACAAAGCCGCTGCTTCGTTAAAATAAAGCATTACCGGTACCAGTGATGCTCAGAAATAACGAAGCTCAAAGAGCTTCATTATTGCAGAGCCTATCACCAGTTATGACGTGGGACATCTTTTTTAACGAAGCGAACGCTTCGTTAAAAAAGAGTCACGCCGTTATAATATTCTAGGTTGGTACATCAAAGACAATCTTTCTAATTCTATTATTTCCATACTCACCTACGAACAATGTGCTACCATCTGGAGTTATTGCAATACAAGTTAAACTATAAAATCTTGCGACAGTACCGCTTCCGTTAGTAGTTCCACTAACAGAACTTCCTGCAAGAGTCGTAACCGTGCCGGTTGAAATCTCAATAGAGCGAACTGAATGTAAATCTGCAAGATAAAGATATGTTCCAGCCGGATTGATAACTATACCTCTTAGTTGCTGGAATGAAGCTGCTGTTCCTATACCATTTACCAAAGCCGAGACACCGCTTCCAGCTATTGTCGTTACGACACCAGCCGGCGTAACTTTCATAACAGTATATGTATTATTATTTGTAATATACATGTTGTTAGACGAGTCAATTGTAATAGAACCTGGCGCGCTTATAGAAGATCCTGATAGTGATAATGTTGTAACACTATTTCCAGATATATTTATTTTACGAATATCATTCGCCAGCCCATAAGCTGTTCCACTCTCGGTTACAAACAAGTTTCCACTAGAGTCCATTACAATCGCAGATGGTCCAGCAAATCTAGCTTGTGAAAGGGTTCCGTTAGTTACAGTTGCACCTGTAAAAGAGTTTACGCCTACTGCACCAGTTAGTGTTGCGACTACACCTCCAGAGAGTGTTCTGACTGCTTGATTAATGTATTCTAATATATATATTGTGCCATTTGGAGCGACATAGACTGCAGATGGGTAATAAAATGTAGCTGTACTGAGAGCACTTCCATCAGCAGAGCCCTCCGCACCAGTGCCCGCAACGGTTGTAACAACCCCCCCAGAAGTAATCTTACGAATACGATCATTATTTTGATCTGCAACATAAATATTTAGAGAACTATCAATTGAAATACTAGTTGGACCATTAAAATATGCACCCGCACCAGTTCCGTCACCATAACCACCTGAACTCCCTGCAAATGTAGATACAGTGACAGCCACGGCAGCAGCAACTGCTACAATATTAAATCGTTCAAGTAGTTCAAAATATAATTGTATAGATTGTTGATTACCATCTATATTAAAGTAGTTGGGTGAACGTATATATGGAACTATAGTATCATTCATATATATATATCTCATAATACATAAACTCCCGCCATCAGAAGTACTCGACAAAACTGAAGGATATACTACCGAGCCTCCTGCTGTAGGATTTATCTGTATCCACATGTTAGCCACTATTCCTCCAATACCCAATAATCCTCCAAATGTTATAGTTATTCTATAGACTCCCTCCAATGCTGCTACAAATCCACTATTAGTATATGCTACACAGCCACCCAATGATGTATTATATACGGATGAATACAACGAGGTCATACTTATTACTTGATTATAGTTGCTTCCATAGTAAGAAAAATAACTTTGAACTTGCCATAAGGATATAATCGGAGCACTGCCGCCACCTCCACTCGAAGCACCGGTCGGTCCAGTTGGACCACCAGGGGTTCCTGCGGGCCCTGTTGCACCGGTATTTGTCGCTGTACCATCTCTTCCAGGCCTGCCAGTTGGCCCTGTTGCTCCAGTATTTACTGCAGAACCAGGGATTCCTCGAACAGCGAAACTGTTGTGATAGGTGCTCGCCGGCGCGGAGGTAAATGTGTTTGATAGAATACTTCCTATAAGTCGGTGCGAAGGATTGAGATATGTATAACTAGACACCGTAAATGAAAGAGCATTTGTCAAACTTCCATCTAAGTATATTGAAAATACGACGCCGCCACTAATCAATGACACTAGCTGGCTAAACCAAGTGGTCGTTGATAAGCTATCAGTATCAATATCATTAAATGTCGCAGTTAGAAGTCCTGCCGTGGGAACATCGACTTGAACATTAAAATAAAAGGCACTGGTTGCCAATGTATCGGTTCCATAAAACCACGTATGGTCACCTCCTACTGCAATACCAATAGGACCGACTACTCCCTGCTGCCCTGTTGGGCCAGTAATACCTCTACTGCCCGTTGGCCCCGATGGACCAGTGGGGCCAGTCCTACCAGTTGCACCTGTATTTGTCGCGGTTCCAGCAAGTCCTTGCGGACCCGTCTGTCCAGTTGGACCGGTTGTCCCTGTCGCACCTGTCAATGTAGCACTCCCTGGAACACCCTGTAGGCCGGTAGGACCTGTCCAGCCAGTTGGACCCGTTCGCCCAGTTGCACCGGTGTTGCTAGCTGTACCGGCGGGTCCCATCACGCCAGTAGGACCCGTAAAGCCCGTGGCTCCCGTATTTGCGGCCGTTCCAGCAACTCCTTGTTGACCTGTTGGACCTGTGTTTCCAGTAGGGCCTGTATTTCCTGTATTTCCAGTAGGACCCGTATTACCGGTATTTCCAGTTGGGCCCATATTCCCTATAATGCCCATTTGACCTGTAGGGCCCGTGCGACCCATTTGACCTGTAGGGCCCGTAACGCCAATGCCAGGGATACCGTATGAATAGTTCATAGTTTGAGCAGACACAAATGACCCCGCAGATGATAATAGGGTACCAGTTATTCTATAGAACTGAAGAGGATAGGGGCTCTGTGAGAGAAGTTCAACTAATGTTACGGTTAAATTTAGGTACACGGTACTCTGTTGATACCCGCTCAAAACTACATTTAAGGGAATCAATGTCTGCAGTTGCGTAAACCACGATGGGGTTACAGTTCCAGCACTGTCTACCGTATTAATATAGAGTTGAATCTGGCCAGCTGATGGGACATTCAGAACTTCCCATGTATTTCCAGAGTTATAATACGCCGCATCATAGTTCCAGGCGCGCGTATATCCAATGGAGCCAGGCCCCGTTGCACCGAAACCAGTTTGACCAGATGGACCTGTTTGTCCGGTTGGACCCGCTGAACCTGTCTGACCCGTGGGTCCTTGACTGCCCGTAGCACCTGTGGATGTAGCAGTCCCTGGAACACCCTGCATTCCTGTAGGACCTGTCCAACCAGTTGGGCCTGTTTTACCTGTTGCGCCGGTTGCACCTGTATTCGTCGCAGTGCCAGCAGGACCTGTAAATCCCGTTGGCCCAGTGTAGCCCGTCGCGCCCGTATTTGTTGAACTTCCAGGCACACCCTGTAGACCCTGGGCACCTGCTGCTCCTACTGAACCAGTAGGACCAGTCGCGCCAGTATTTGTTGCGGTTCCAGCAGGACCTGTGGGTCCAAGGGCGTAGTCCAGCTGGGTTATTGTGAGATGAGTACCAGCCTCACCGTATCCTATGTACGATGGGGTATTTGCAACAGCCAAAAAATAGTCACCAGGCTGTAAGCGTACAGTGGTGCAAATCGATAACACATTTACAGAAGAAATATCCTGCCCTGCCTGTGCTATACTGCCCGCATTCTTATTGATGGCGGCGGATATGCGACCAAACTGCGCATTAGCTAAGGAGACAACATAACTGACTGCAAAGTTGATTGTCTGTGTAGTTATATTTGTAAATAAACCCGTCGCCTGATTGTAGTTCAGAGACGTGATGGTATTATATGCGCTTACCGTACCTTGGAATGTGTTTACACCCGATAAGTATGGATTGCCAGAATAATACCAAAGAGCTGTTGGCAAGGCCCCAAAAATAGCAGGCGGCCCTGTAAATCCTGTCGGACCTGTCTTACCCGTATTACCCGTGTTTCCTGTATTACCTGTATAGCCAGTTGCGCCCGTATTCGTTGCGGTTCCTATCGGCCCCTGAATGCCAGTAGGACCCGTCCACCCTGTAGCACCGGTGTTGGTCGTCAGACCCATAGGTCCTGTGAATCCCGTAGGACCTGTGTTAAAGGCAAGACCTGGCACACCTATCGGTCCCTGAAGGCCAGTCGGCCCTGTTCCAAGTGGCCCAGTCGCACCCGTCGCTCCTGTATTTGCTGCAGTACCAATAGGTCCCTGAACACCTGTCGGTCCAGTTGCGCCTGTATTCGTTGCGGTGCCAACAGGACCTTGAACACCTGTCGGGCCAAAGCCACCAGTAGGCCCAGTCGCACCTGTGTTAGTCGCAGTGCCTATTGGCCCCTGGAGACCGGTCGGACCCGTAAAACCCGTAGGGCCTCGACTGCCAGTAGTGCCAGTCACGCCTGTTGCGCCAGTATTTGTTGCAGTGCCAGCGACTCCTTGGGGACCCGTCCAGCCAGTAAACCCTGTCGCCCCGCGAGGACCGACATCGCCCATTGCACCGATTGTACCAGGCTGACCTTCATTGCCCTGCGGTCCAATACACCCAGTTGCACCGGTGGGGCCTGTTAGACCATTATTTCCCTGGATTCCCTGTAGGCCCCTCTGGCCATCACGACCGGTACACCCTTGAATACCCTGTAGCCCCGTCGGACCTGTTCGTCCCGTAGCCCCTGTTACACCTGTAGGGCCTACTGGCCCTCCAGCAGGGCCTGTCGCACCTGTCGCGCCCGTATTTGTTGTAGTGCCTGCTATGCCCTGCAATCCAGTAGGGCCAGTAACTCCTTGGATTCCTTGAACGCCTTGCGGTCCCGTAACACCAACGCCTACATTTCCCTGCGCCCCGGTACTTCCTGTTGTGCCTATTGGCCCTGTGCTACCCGTGCTGCCCGTGACGCCAGTAGGGCCTTGAATACCTGCATTACCGAGAGGACCTGTCGGACCTGAAGGACCTATACTACCCGTCGGGCCAATACTACCCGTCGGACCGCCTGGATCGCCTGGGGCACCCGTTGCACCTGTACTTGTGGCACTTCCAGGTACGCCTTGTAATCCACGAAGACCAACTATGCCCTGCGGTCCCGTCGCGCCCACACTTCCAGCAATGCCCTGAGGGCCGGTTGCTCCAGTTGCACCAGTTCTTCCTGTTGCCCCCGTTAATACCGCCGTTCCAGGTACGCCTTGAACGCCCGTTGGCCCCGTATTGCCTGTATATCCAATATCCCCTTGGTATCCAGCAGGCCCGGGCTGACCGTCTGGTCCAGTTGGCCCGCCGCATCCAGTAGGTCCTGTTCTACCCGTTGCACCTGTGTTTGTAGCAGTGCCTGCTATACCCTGAGCGCCTGTGGCTCCAGTAGCACCAGTACGACCAGAAGGACCAGTAGCACCCGTATTTGTTGCTGTGCCCGCAGGCCCCATTGTACCAGTACATCCTGTCGGCCCAAACTGACCCGTCGGTCCAGCAATGCCTTGACGACCAGTCGGTCCAAAGATACCTGTCGGGCCAGTTGCACCAGTGTTCGTAGCCGTGCCCGCTATACCCTGAGCACCCGTAGCCCCTGTAAAGCCAGTAGCGCCATTAGCGCCCGTCGCACCTGTTATGCCGCTACTCATACTGTCAGGTTTCTATATAAGAAACTCAAAAAACAAGAACACTATTTTCGCATTCTTAGTTAATGGATCCACGCATTCTCCGAATAAAAACAACAGATGATATGCTGGCAATCCTACGCGAAAAAGGGAGGGCTCTATCATCATTCCATGCAGGGGATACAATCAATGTATGGAACAAAATGAAGAAAGGATACAGTTATACGCTCCAAGAAGAGCCGGGACAGGGTCTCGATGCTGCACTGAAAGTATACGCAGACCCTGGAACAATGTTATCACTGGGAGCATTTGAGGGAAAATATCTGAATGACTGTATTCTTGAGTTCCCTGCCGAGTGGTTCCTCCATGCCATTGCTCTTGAGAAGCTGCGGCCTACCGAGCCAACAGTCGATGTGAACTATTTTAAAGCGGATTCTCGACAGCCCCTTTCAGAATGGAGGCGGAAAGGCTGGGTGCCTGGTGCTCGGTCGACTTCAACAATCCTCTCCAATCCAGCCCAAAATCCAGATGAGCGTGGATGGTTTCAATGGTATTGCCGATATTGGATGGGGCGCCGCCTACCTGAGCTCGACGCAGTCCAGATTGCGAGATGGCGAGCCTTTTCACGCCACGCGGGACAAATAAAGGCAAACTGTAAACCTGGTGATTTGACATGTCGGCCTCGGCAGCGGCAGGCGCTTTTGCAATGGGCTTGGAATCCTTTTATTTAGCACCGGTAAATAGATGGATACGCAAAAGGCGTATTTCTATTTAGCACACGCTCGAGATATGTGCGATTATAAAGGTAATCCTATACAAGTAGACGTGCCTGATAAAAGCGTTATTCTTCAATCAAGTGTATGTGGTGTTTCATCTTTTTGGACAGAGTCGATTGTTGATACATTTGGTAATCCAAAATATAAAGCTATTTTTACACACCCTTTTAAAACGACACAGGGTCGTCCTAACTTAGAAGTTATTAATGATCTGCTAAAAACAGATTTAGAAATACATGCCCCCGATATAAATACAGGTATCATACGCTCAACAATAGATACAATTGGATATTTTAAAGATACGCATAGCTTTGGAACATCCGGTGTACGCATGGCAGGAGATACGAAATCGTATTTTTTTTACCATGAGTTTGATGATCATAATCTTAGCGTTGACGCATTTATACGTCTATTTAGAGACTCTATAAAGCCTACTGAGGAAGATGTGTACACTTTTTTGCATGCTACTCACCCAGATAAGGAACAGTTTGCAAAGTATGGATTAACTGAAGAAGATGTGTTATCTTTTTCTAACAATTCTCTGTTTTCATTTGATTTTATTGACTTCGTAAAAGAACACCCTGGAGTTCATTATCATATGCTATGCAGAGGTATTCCTTCTTATTGTAGGAAGGGGGCCGCCAAACGACGAGAACTTTCTGCTGAGGTTCATGGTCATTCAAACGCGGCTGTAAAAAAGGTCGTTACGTACGCAAAAGAGTTAAGGAAGTTAAATAAAATCCAGAAACTTGAAAACCTTATTACAACCATGACGGTGCATGAAATAAAGAAGCTATTTGATGATATTATGGATAGTCGTACTGCAGATTTTAGAACAAATCTTGAAGACTGTGATACTCGTGATAGCCCCGTGTATTTTATAAGGCGAGCAATGGATCTAACCAAGGTCGATCCTATAGTCTATAAAGAAGAGTTAGTAAAGGCGATGACGCGCTGTGAACTTCAAGGCGATATTAATGAGATAGCAGATGCTCTCATTCAACAACAGCGACTAAAGAAAAGAGGAACGCGGCGTGTTTCAAAGCCTCGGTCCAAACGGCGGTCAAAAAGTCGTTCTAAAAATCGTTCTAAAACTCGTTCTAAAAGACAATCCCTATAAAGTAGTATGAAGCACGTGGCATTTGATTTAGACAGCACACTTGGATACTTTTATGTAGTCAACGTGCTGGCTCTTTTCTGGAGTCCAGAGTTTTTGAACTGCCCATGGCAAACTCATCATACCGGTCATCGCCACATCTCTGCGCGGCTGACTGCAAAGCTACGGCAGACGCGTATGCTCTTTTACAGATATTTACTGAATGAACCGGCGCTACTTGCTAAGATTCTCCGTCCAAATCTGGATGAGATGATTGTGCCTATCATTGAACGGCGGCGGCAGGGTGAGCTCGGAACGGTTATCATGTATTCAAACTCACCTGTCTTTGCATCTCTCGAGATGGCCAAGTATATCATTGAACACCGATACACCGCACCTAACCTTTTTTGCTGTCTAGCGGATGCTTTTCATCCTCTACGCAAAATGGATCATGGTGGATGGCCCAAAACAAACCAGTATTCGGAACCGCTCAAAACTCTTGCTGGTGCAGTATCTCTTATTAAAAATGGATGTCATTGGCATGCGGGGATTAGTCCTCAAGATATCATCTTTATAGATGATCGCTCCGTAAAGCATCAGATTCAAGATGCAGTACCGGCTGGTCTCACATACATCCAGCCGATTGGATACGTGACACGATTTACAGTCGGACAGAAACAGCGTCTCTTCATGCTGGCACTGCAGGCGATGAACTCGAGCGCACTTTTACAGGACGAAGAATACCTCGATTCGGCATTCTGCCAGCGGCGGATTGGGACCATGCACGGAACGCGTATTTGGATTCGCGGGTTTGAGGATTTATTCCAACATGTGTGGGACGCGATGGAAGAAATCGATGACGAGCCGCGGGCTGTGTGGCCTGAGAAAGGAAAGATTCGTGCGGCTCTAGAAAAAGCGCTTTCTGATGGCAAACACCAGCGTTAATAGAACACCGCCCCAGAGAGAATCGGCTACCGCAATACGCCAATCATAGCGCTTAAATAGGCTGAGATTCGTAAAATCATAGACTGCATAGACGCAGAGTCCGAGAAGAAAGGCTGATTGGTATGACGTGGGAATCGTCGCCAGATATCCGAGTGCGAGATAGACTACAATCGCAGCCCAGAAAACTGGTGTGGATGGTGAGCCCTGAATAGAGCGCACCATCGACAGAAACGTGGGTCCAGTGAGGCTTAGCCAAATAAGATCAACGAGTAATACGGTTACGGATAAGAGAAGGATCGTTTGGATGCTCATTAAAGATGCGTTAGATTTCTATCGGATGAGAACATAGTGCCTTATAGGATGAATAAGGGGCCACCAGATACTATGCGCCTTGAAGGGTTCAGTGAGAATCTGAAAGGGCGTATGCTTTATATTGTTGGTGCAACTGTGGAGCAACAGAAATATATACTGGGCACCCGGATGGCAACCTTGGAAACGGAAACAGCCCATCGGGGACGCAAGGTGCTTGTATGGCAACATTCATCCGCACCGCCGAAGTGGTTTCTTTTAAAGGGTGGCGATGCCACCTTCCATGTTCGCGACGCTAATGACCTTCGTCTTACATTGACCTATATCCAACACGCTAGTCGCCCTGTACGTGTAACATGGGGTGGTACCGAACCTGCCGCTAATGTGCTATCGATGTTAGGAAAGATTGATGGGTTAAGTCTTCTTGGCTTTGGTGCTGTTGCACCTGCCGCCGGTGATTGGAATGCAATCTTCTGGCATACGGCGGCCACGATTGAGACGGTCGAGCCGGGCATCTCTGCCCGCATGGGAACTGGAGTTTCTCTTCGTTCCGTTTTGAAAGAGCTTCATGGGTCGGAAGTTGCACTTGTCTGGTCCAACATTGGTGAATCGGACAAACGCGGAAGTTTGTATTGGTATGACCCTTCGGAGGGGGCTGCTTCGGGAGCTATACTAGACCGTCATGAATCTGCCGAGTTGCTACGAGCTGTCGCTGATTCATTGGCGGCTGGGCAGTGATTTATTTATCTGTCCTTAATATACAATGAAGGGCTTGCAGATGTTTATAGCTGTGATGGTATTTTATGCCGTTCTATCGTGTGCGTTAATGCCGGTCGCATTCTACTATCTCGGCGATCGTACCTTAAAGTCTGCGGGAAATGGCTTTCTTGTAGGAAGCGTTGTTACCGTAATGCTGTGGTTATACTTCCGCAATACAATACTTTATTCGTAACGTCGTGTGTTAAACTTAAAAATAAAGAAACTATTAACTCCTTTATTTTTAATAATAATAATGTTATCGTCGCTGTTCCTAATGAAACAGCTTGAGGAGACTGTCGTCTCCCATCGCTGTTCCTAATGAAACAGCTTGAAAGACCCCTTCTTAGCCTTGTAACCCGCCTTGTGCAGGCGAGACAGCGCCTTCTTGCCCAGCGTGTGCTTCTTCTTAGATACGATGCGGCCCTTGCGAGTCTTCATTAAATCCTTACGCTCGAGGCCACCGCTCGTGTGCTTGGCCGTGCCGTGCCACACCTGCGCCTTTGAGCCAACCGTGACCGAGGCCGTCGCCGCCTTACGCGCCACCTTGCGCGTCGCCCTACGCGTCGCACGGCGCTTGCTGAGGAAACGTCCACGTCTGTTGCGTCCAAATACAGAGCCACCACCGTCCATTGTAATCTATTGAGGGACACTATTTTTTAAAAGAATCTTGTCTGCAAGTTCGGCCATAATCTTCAGGTCATAGACACCTGCAAAATGGACGAGAAAATCGCCCGGAGCCCAAAGGGGTTGACCGGGCAATCCCTGTAAATACGCGTTGATTCGCTTGTGCTCTGTAGAAATCTGGGTGTGAAGAAAATCATCCGGAACGGTCTCAAGCAGCTTTATAATTGCGGCATTCTCCCACCAGATATGATAGGTAAGCTCCGTCTGTTGACCAACGCGTTCCCAGAATCCTCTAAGCCACAGCCCGTTTCTCATAAACATATTACCGGAGTTGATATGGCCACAGGCATCAATCGTAATCATGAGGTCTTTTTGCGGTGGTAGCATTGACTCAATGAGCTCTGCCACTTTGATTTCAGGATTTGTGATGAGTACATCTGAATCGGAGAGCCACAAGAGCGCACCATCCGGAAGTTTTCTCAGGGTCGAAAGAACAAAGCCGACCTTTGACCATGGAATAGGCCGCGTTCTATCCCAGAACTCTTCGCCGCCTTGAATGTAAGTGTATCCATGTTTCTCTGCATAGGATTTCTTAGATTCAAGACATTTTGCTAGAGCCCGGCGATAGTCTTCTCCTATCGCCAGAGTGAGTATAGTCACCATTATCTAGGTAAACAGACCCTTCTTTAAAGCGGTAGCAGCAGCCGGTAAATTTGAAACGCCCTGCCCACCCAGCTTTCGTACAGCATGACATTCGACTACACTAAGAACAATAATGGAGAGTTCGTTTGCCCTCACTGTCCCCAGACAAAGAAGAATCAGAACACGATGCACTATCACCTTAAGAAGCATGCTGGAAACCTCGAGCACGCCTGTAAGGACTGTGATGCAAAGTTTCTGCATTCTGTCCAGCTAAAGAACCACATTCTCTCAAAGCATACCAATAGAGATACGGTGCGGAAGCTCAAGTGTCCACACCCTGAGTGTACGTTTGAGACTCTCACCAAGTCGAATCGGCTCATCCATTACCTCCGCAAGCATTGCGAAGAGGAGGTAAAGAATATTATGCGGATGACGAGGGGTGATAATGCAACGAGCTACGCGTGCACTGTCTGCAATGATGTATGTGTTTCAAACACTTCATTCTGTTATCACGCGAAGGGTTGTCTGCAGATTACGGATGCCGCCAAGCAGCGTGAGATGGCAAGCATTATTTAGCGTCGCTCGGTTTGACAAATGTCTCAGAGAGAATAACCAGATTATAGAGGTGGTATCCAAGGGCTGAGAATCCGAGTAGAAGAAGCATCTCATAAAATGGCCGCTCTGTCTTTTTTCCTTGGTATCCAATCCACAGAACAAGAGGGGCAACAAGGAATATATGAATCAGATTAATCCAAAGTCCAGATGATTTTGCAAAGTAACGGACAACCGCCTTAAAACCGTGGTAGGCTAAGATGATAATACCGAGGGCGAATAGAACATTATACACCGCCTCGGGGGTTGCCGCGCGACTGAAGCCAACGTATAGAAAAAGAGGAACAACCGCGGCAATGTGAAACACTGCGAGAAGAAGATGTTTATCCATTACAAATGGCTCAGTTTTTTTAGAAGAGGCCCTAACATTTTATCAGTCTGTTCCAGCGCCCCTTCCATCCATGCCTGCCGGATAGAAAAGCTTTCGCCACAGAGATACAGGCTCGGCATTGTATCCGGAAGTGGATGAACAGATTTGGCACTTTCCTTATAGGGACTATAGTTTCCAGGGAGCCAGTAGGTTGTTCCCTCTTTCCATGAATGCGCCTTGTATAAAACAGGTGTCGGAATCTTTGGATCAAGCAGACCTCGTAACTCTTTCAATAAAAACTCTCCCGCCTTCTTTTCACCATGATCCTTAATCATTTTCACGATGGGCAGTGTATCTTGTGAATCGGTATATGAAATCTGGCACGTTCCTTGTGCCGGATTGCCAGGGATCATATAGCGTACCGGAGTATCCGTAACAGTTACACCAAAATGCTCATACCACATCGGCTTCGTAATCGGAAACACTGCATAAAATCGAAGAAGAGGGGCCATTTGCAGATGTTTTAGAACAGGGAGAGTATGAAGACCTTTGATACGGTTAATAGCTGCAGACGGCAAGGCGCAGACAATCGTCGATGAAGTCACCGCCTTTTCCTCACGAGATGGGCCATCCGATGGACTACCCACTCTGAATACGACCCGATGGTCGGACACCTCGACCGCTTCATGATGCGGAAACACAGTCGCGCCGCGCTTCACACAATCGGCGCGCATACATTCGATCAACTTTGATAGACCCTCTACACAGATTCCGTAGCCTTCATGCGACCCCATTTCTCCACGAAAGACATCGAGGGCGAGGTCGGCGCGAAGCGTATCAACTTCTGCTCTGTATGGGAAGCGTGTTAGATACTTTTCTGTTTCTGCGGCACCGTGGATTTTTATAAGCAGCTTCTTGATTGTGGAGTTTGCAAGTTCTTCTGGCGGCAGTGAAGCAAGCGTATGAATCATAATAGGGATTGCGGGTTCAAATGTATCGGGTTCTAATGGGCTAGTATAAGTCGATTTATACAGTACTTTAGATCCGATCGGTGCGAAAGTGAGACCATAGTTCTTTATAAGTGACAGAACAAGAGTATGCTGCGTTGAGATGCGACCGGCACCCTCTTCCCATTGAACGGGGTGCCCGTCGACCTTGCCGTGAAATGTGAATGTGCGGCCTCCAAGAAACTTGTATTTTTCATAAACAGCGACGCGCAGCTTAGGATACTTTTTTAGTATCTCCACAGCTGCGTGTAAACCTGAAATCCCAGATCCTATAATAACTACATTGTAGTCCATGACCCCTAAAGATAAATGCCATTTTAAATGTATGTTGAGCTTCGTTATTTCTGAGCATCACCGGTAGGTTTCTCAACAGGAAAGGGGGCAGAGACAAGTTTCTGCAAGGGCTTCAAATAGACAGCAACTATGCCAATGGTTGCAATAGCTGCTACTATTATAAAAAGCTGGTTCTTCTTCTCAAAGAGCATACTACCTAACGTTGTTGGACATTATTCTTCCTTCCATGCCTCATACAGAATCTTCGCCCAGCGGTTCACATCCTCCGTAGAACTCGACTGCAACTTTCCGAGAATCTTCTTGCCAGCAACGGCCATGAACGTAGGAATCGCCTTTACACCGCAAAAGCCAGGCGTATAGTTATTCTGGTCAATATCGCACTTTAGCCATTCAATGTTTGGTAGATCAGCAATAAGGCGGTCGCCATCAACCTTCTGACATGGGCCACACCACGACGCACTGAACCAAATAACCGTGAATGGGGCGATGGTATCACCGGGCTCTAAGGGAGAACGACCAATCATCTTCTCAAAGTCGATGTGCGACATAAGAAGCTTCATTCTGAACTGGGGGGCAGTTACTCTTTTGACCGGAGAAACGCGAGACCGCCACCGCTGACTGCAACAATAGCAAGTAGTCCTATAAACAGTCCAGCAGCGAGCCCGTTATCTGTATCTGTTGCTTGTTTCATACCACCCATTTGAGCAGCAATAGACGGTTTGAGCGAGTGTACAACATCGCTGAGGGAAGGGACTGGTGAGCTATCGCTGACGCCACCGCCGCCATAGTAAGGTAACGCCGAAGCAACCGCTCCCACTGCACCCGATACCGAACTTGCCCCAGGTATAATAGGCAACGTAGGTATTCCCATCATAGAACTTACTGCTCCCATAATACCCCCTGGGCCAAGACCAAACATAGCAAGAAAAGGTGTAACGAGAGCGACGCTTCCAAGAACCCAGTTAGCCGGTCCACGAAATGGGCCAGCTATCACATCAGGTAACTTGCTTAAGATAAATATCAAAAAGATTGCTACTGCTGATAACATATATATCAAGCTTATGAAAGTGAATTTTCCTCCAGGCTCCTCATCCATTTTAAAAGTGGTATTAATATTCAGCGACTGCATCAAAGAATCTGACATAAATGGAACTTGGAACCCCTGTTGTTCAAATGCAGGGCTCAACATAGGAATACTCTGTACAATATCAAAAGTGAACCACGGAGCCAAGTAAAAAAACCAGACAAGAATCGATTTATTTCCAGAAGGAACCAATCCAGCCAAAGAGTCGGCGTATAAGAGGCATAAAACATTTATAGTAAATTTAATAACTGCCATTGCATATTTACCGGTTAATACATAGTTCATGCCAGTAAACCCAGTTACCACTGTAAATGCAAATAATAATGGCAATGGCAGCGGGATTGCTAATTTAAATGCTGATTGTACAAAATCCATCTCTGGCACTACCTCTTATGATTCTAGAGATGATTCTTGACCCTATTAAATCGTAAAAAGAAGGCCACCGAAACCATTCACAACCCGTAAAATATTGTGGTTCCGAGCATATACACGAGCCCTGGCATTCCCGCGAGGAGGAGAGTACTGCGGTGTTCCACGTGCTGCCGTAGAGTCGGGTTCCATTGTAAGTTGTAGAACCATATTATCAATCCGACTCGCGTTCAAGGAACCGGTAGGCTGAAAATCTTCTGGCCGGAGAGAAAAGCTATAAACATATATATATATTTGAAGAGGATTGTTTGTGTGATATTGATAGGGTTGAACGAGGCGGAAATAGTTCGCATCACGCTCCTCAAATCGGTCGTATCCATCCACCTGAAGCTTTGCAGAGGCTAGCATATTCCTTGCAATGGCTTGATCACTCGAGGTAATGGAACTGAAGTTAAACCACTCGTGATTTGTAACCATGATATCACGCTGAACAAACCAGACAAACTCGCGAATAGGATGATTAAACTCCAGGCGAATATTCTGTTGCAGTGAATCCTTGGGTATAGAAATCGGCATCGTGTATTGTATCTGTTCAATCAGATACTCGTGCGAGTTGGCAACAAACCGGCGACGCTCTTCCGTATCTAAATAGATGTAATCGCCCCACACAGATATATCACCAAGTGATACCTTATTGACCTGTAATGAGCCACATACGGTAGCAAGAGATGATGAAATATAGAAAAGATCCTGGAGCGCCCGAAGTTTGATATTCAGCCGGATAGGATGATATTGAAGCGCGATAAGAGGAAGATACTGGCCCGGATTCCTGTTGAACCAGAACTGCAGCGGCACATAGACTTTAAAGGGAGAGTTTGAACTCTGCGGCTCATTCAATCCATTCACGCGACCAATCATAACATCGAAAGCAGCCCTCTGACCTGGAGGAATCGTGAGCTGATTCCAGACTTCCATCCACTCTCCGGTCTGTTTATCAATCTCTTGCTCACCGATTTCAATGGAGATTTCTTCAATGATTGCGTGGCCAACTGAGTTTACATACGGCACCACTTCCCCTGTAGTAAGAGTAAGCGTCGGAAGAGTGATTTCAAGTAGCATCGGCCCGAGCAGGTCGCCGCGGCGCGGAATAAGACACGTCATCCTTTTTCCAAAATCGGGGGTTCCATCAAAATAAAGACGCTGTGACTCAATCGCAAAGTTTGTATACCGACGATAAACCATTTTAAACCACGTTACTTGGGGGTTTCCGGTTAAAAATACATCTTGTTTGCCTTGCGCCACGAGTTGGAGCAGACCACCACCACCAGGCATTCTAACAGAACGCTATAAAGGAGTATTAAGCCCTCGAGTCACGCCCTTGGGAACTGTCTTAGGAACTGTCTTAGGAACTGTCTTAGGAACTGTGTTAGACTAATATGATTAAAATAAAGATAGGATGATAGCAGATGAGTCGGAACGAAGAGTTAAATATAGTTATCCAACAGGCACTTTATTCACTCAATCCACTGACAGGAAACCCGTACAATGCTGATACGCTCCAGGTTGCAGATGGACAGGGTCAGCGTCGTTGGCAAGATATATTTCAAACGATTAGCTCTTCATCAGGTGTTACGTCGTATCCAATCCCATATCTGCCGTCAACACTTCTGGGGCTTCAAGTCTATAATCCAACAGGGCCGACAGGTGCTACGGGCGCAACGGGCCCTACTGGCTTACAGGGATCAACGGGGTCAACGGGGCCAACGGGTACTTTGACAGGGCCAACTGGTAAAACAGGCCCTACTGGAACAAGCTTTACCGGGGTGACTGGTCCCACCGGTGTAACAGGAAAAACAGGGCCTTCTGGTCCTACAGGTCTTACTGGTTTCGGAGCCACTGGTCCAACTGGCCCCGTAGGAGCTTCGGGCCCAACCGGTCGTCTAGGTCCGACGGGCTCATCGACATCGAACTACGGAGTTCTGAAAATACCCCTCAGTGGCGGGAACCTTGATATAACAAACGTGGCATCATCATTACCAAGCTCTTTCGGAACATATAGCTCAGCCCTATCAGCTAATACAAGCATTACGATTACCTTAAATTCCAAATATTCACAGCTTAATCCCCCATTTTTTATCGGGGTTCTCATGTATTATACCACAGATGCTTCACCGCAATATATCTACATAAATGTAAAGTACGGAGGTATTACAACATCGACGGTGAATGTATTGCTTAATGCAAATGTATCCCCCATGACATTAACATTAACGAACTTTACTTCGGCAAACTTTCCTAGTCCCACTAACGATGCCTCCGGCTACAGTTACTATATTATATTCAATATACTGAACTGATTCTAAAACAAGAAAAAAGTCTTCTCTTTTTTAAACATGCTATACCGTCGTGACTCTTTTTTAACGAAGCGTTTGCTTCGTTAAAAAAGATGTCCTACGATATAACTGGTGATAAGCTCTGCAATAACGAAGCTCTTCGAGCTTCGTTATTTCTGAGCATCACC